TCGACATTGTGAAGCAGCTGTTTCGCATATTCTCTAGTAACAAGATCACGAGTAATCGCATATCCACAGTCTGCGAGATCGATAGATTCAAACGTAGGATCTAGATAGAAGCTGTTGTATGTACGCTTGTAGAATACAATATCGCCGTTTACGAAGTCTTTAGAGTAGTCCATGCGAATACCGCACAGAGCAATACCGGACTTTAATCCCTCATCTGCTGCGTCTAAAAAGTTCGGATATCCCTGTCCTTTATCCCAAATATAGTGACTAAGCTTGGTGAACTGGTCAGCAGTCTTTTGATCAGACCCCTCTACTGGCCCATATATAACTTGATTAACATTATCCCTAAGATAACCAGAAAAATACTGCAAAGGGCGTCGTGTGATATTAAATTCAATAGGCTCACGTCCTTCTGCTACGAGTGCTTTGCGCTCTCTTTCCGACCAAGTATAACCGGATGCCGCAAGAGTATATACTTCAGCATCTTTGACAAACGGCTGCCAGTAATCGTGTGCGTATCGGTAATTCTCTAGGAATTCTGATCGGATATCGTAATCTTCCACTTTACACCAGTGTTTTTAATAATATTAAAATACCATTTTTTAATTGATATGTACAGGAGTTTTCATTTTAGCGCGATGAGGTTTTAATGGTAGCAAAATTGGTTTAGATTCTCATTCTTCTGGAATCCACTGCTGCTCGATGCTTCTCTAGCTCGCTGCTTGTATTTACTGACGATTCGACGCTGTTTACTGCTGAACACACATATCTCCAGCAATCTGCTGCGTTGCTATGGAGATCGTGATACGGGCGATCTAAATATCTACCCTGAGGCTCTGACCACTGTTTACGATATTTTCCAAGATGTTCTATAAGCTGCTTGCAACGCGGGCCATTAAAAACGCTGCGAGCAAACTTGATCTTAGCATGAGAGATACCCAGATTTACGTCTGTGCGCTTAAGAACACGAACATTGATAGCTGTATTGACCAGTAATCTTCGAAAATCTCTCTCATATGTGTTTTCAACTACAATTCCATCCATTTTCGCGGCGTCGTGTGGAAGAAATACCGTAGAAATCATGTAGTTTTTTTCTCTGGTTATGAAATTCACATAGAAGTCGACCCCTTTCCGATTGTCCTCGTAGTAGTCAATAATTCTGATCTCTCCGTGGGCGCACTGGAAGAATATAATTGCTGTAAGGTCATTAACACCAATGTCCATTGCTACATAAGTTGGTAGCAGCGCATCATATGGACTGGTATTTAGAATTCGCCCTTCTTTGTATGCTTTTGCGATATATTCAGCGTAATAATATGCGTCTGACGAACTTAAAAAACTTTCTTCAATTGTCGAAGGGAACTCTTGTTGAATTTTATCCCCAAGGATAGACTGTTGCATACAGTACCATCGACGCTGACCAGGCGACAATGTTATTTTTAAATCTTTTTCAAGCTTGATAAAGTAGTCAGTTTGTTCAGTCGTTATCTCGATCTGATTCATTGAATCTCCTCCAACGTTCAGACGCTGATTTATGCGAATTTTCTGCAACCGTAATCCAATGACAATTTTCGGGACAATAATCGCCATTAGAATCAATTCTATCGATACTTAGTGTTTCAGAATGATTAACATTTTCTTGGTCTTTGTATCCATTTAAATAAGACCATTCTATAAATTTTATTGGGTACTTAGCCCACTCTTCACATACCTTTACCCCCTTTTTACCGTACCATTTATATCGCGGCTCATTGGGGTTGTTACATCGATTTTTCATACCTTTAAGTATGCCTTTTAACCTGTGTTTTTTATATCCACACCCGCATGTATTATATTTTAATCTTAATACTCTAGAAGTTCCAGACATAAACTCGGTTCCACACTCACACCTTAGTAAATATCTTGTTGTATTTTCTGCTGTATCTTCAACTTTTTTTAGGACTTCGACAACTCCAATTTTTACTCCTGTATAATCCTTGAAGTTTTTTGAACGTACACCTTTAAATCGTTTTTTCGCCTCAACCTTCATCAAATCTTTCTTTAAACACCCACAACTTTTCGTTCCACCTTTTATAACATTGTAAGCGTTAAATGGTCTTTGGGCCCCACATGAACATTTGCAAATAACTTTATCGTTTTCTAAACGCTTCCCATCTACTACGGTCAATCTTCCAAATGTTTTCCCTACATACTTGTCAAAAGTTGATCTTTCTCTCTTTTTGTTTTTTTTATGTACTGACCGAAGATGTTCTTTAAGCAAACATCCACAAGATTTTGTACTACCGCTTTTTACGTTGCACAGTTTTATTCTCTTTTTAACTCCGCATGAACACATACAAAGAACTTTTCCATCTTTGTCTCTAGAGTTTTCTAAAACAGTGAGCCTGCCATATTCCATATAATTTGCACCTAAATCTTCCTAAGACATTAGGATACATGGTGACTAATATAAAAACCATCTTTCTTACGAAATACAGTACGTGGCTTCCAAAAACCACGGGTAGAAAAACAGCTTATACTCGAGTGCACCAAGGTCTTCATTTCCTCTCTCTGCTGCTTGATGCACCATAGTTGCGTAATGACCAGAGTTTCCCTCACCAGTGCTCTCTATGATCACAGTTCCAGATTGTGAGATCGTCTGGAGTGTTCCTGTTACGATTTCTTCCGCCTTTTGAGGACTGCGAGCACACGTCTTACCGAACTCAGAGATAAGCACTAGCTGACACGTTCCTCCTCGAAGCGTCGTATCAACACGTAAGAATGAGCCATTACTGAACGTGATCTCGTGTGCTGAGTGCTGAATGATACCCACAGGCTTGAGTTCTTTAGGTAAATTATCTAAAGCGTGTCCGATAATACGCTTGAAGATGTGCTGCGCATGCTGGAGAGAATACGAAACGATACCACATGACATGTTGAAGTTGAATATTGCCTCGTCTAGAAGATATAAAACAGAGAACGTTGAATTATGAGATACGTAACCTTCAGCAATGAAAGTTTTTGTAGAAGTTTGTAAGTCTACAACTTCACCTTCTCCAATCTCTTCGATATTTACTACTGTAGAAAACGGCCCGTCTTTCACTTGTGGCATTTCTTTTCCATGCCACCATGTTCCTTTGATGAATTTAGTTGGTCGAGTTATTCCAACTAACTTAATGATTTCATCAACACGACCAACAACAATCTTATTTACTGGATTACTTCCAAACTTTGACTTTCTCTCTGCCTTGTCTATTTCAATTCGATAATTATACTTTCTGTCTTTAAAATATTTCTCCATTCTTTCAAAGACATCACCATCAAGTTGACTAAGACCAATCGATCCACCTTGTCTGCTGCTTTTTGCTAGAGATCCCTCACCGTCGAGCATTCCGCTCATCCAACCATCGTCAAAACTTCCTTTTTCCCAAGTATCAGTTACAACTCGCCTTATTTTATGCCCTACTTTTAATCTATTCTTTGGTTCTCCGTTGATGCTTCTCCAGTGATAATCTGTCGAACTGTTACGAGTTAACCATCGATGTTCACCAGTGCAAATTAGAGTTTTTCCGTTATCGAATGTAATCTTGTAACGAGTTGCTATGTGCTTTCGAGTTGCCTCAACGATAGCCGGTCTAAGTCGTCGTCGCTTTCCTCTTTTTTCAGCAAACTCATCCGTTCCAATGATTCCATCGCCAGGTTTTAGGTCAGCAATTTTTACCCAAGTGAACTTATCTGTTAAAACAAGTGTTTCAGGATCTAAACACATTCCGAGCTGCCGGGCCTTCAATATCAAATTTCTTGTATGTAGGTTATCAAATACATCTTCTTGAATATCTGTCATCACGAACTTGATATCGTTTCCGTCTCTGTCGACGATGTGATACAAGTTATTCATGCGATACTTCTTGTCGTGAAGCTTTGAGAAATCTATCTTACTTGCCAATTTTTGACTCTAGTTCTTCTATTTTTTTCTTTAGTTCTGCGTTTTCTCCAGCTATTGCAGCTATCTGTGCTGGACTAATAGAAGCATCGGCTTCTTTT